AAGTGCCCTGGTCGAATGGTTGCAAATGGATTGCTTCCTGAAAACCGAAGGTGTTTGGCATGTCGACTTGAAAGATATTAACCAGCACGCCAGCCGGGCGCGGGGCGACCCCGGTTGTCGTAAGTATCACATACTCAAACGGTTTAAGGAAGAACTCGAAAGTGAACGCCATTGTCATAGCGCCCGTGTCGCGCACATACGAACGGCCACGTGTGGAAAACAAATTTGTTAAAAGTTGATTTAATCCGGTCGCGGTGCAATTTGTGATGTTCGCCAACGCCTTTACCAGAATGACAAGGCGGTATTCATCGTCCGTCATGGAATAGACCCCGGAAGTGAACGAATACATTCCGGGGTTAGGCGTGTCCGCCGGAACGTTTATTTCTCGCTCTACGTCAACTATTCGCCCCCAAATATCCAGGCCGAACCCTTGCGCCGTTTCAACATTCCATACATACGAATAAAAATTATCGAAGTCGGCGCGGGGGTCAATGTACGTGTTCATGTTGCGGACCAATTGAGTAATGGTCGCGCTGTTTCCGTACTGGCTAATTATGGTTTCTTCGACTTTTATCATATCAAAGTGACCGAAATATCAGCCGCGGATAAAGTTGGTTTTTGGTCAATCCCGACCGGAACTTGCGTCAATGTGGCCGTCGTGGTCCCTATTAGGATATCCAGCAGCGCCACATTTGGTGCACAGGTTGCCACCGCCCCATAGTATCGACTAGATAAAATAACGGACCCGATGCGCTCTCGAACCGTGCCGTCGGTGCCGTTGAATCTCGCAATAATGGCGTTTTTAACAAGTGTTGCGATATTCAACGGAAGCAGCGGGTCGTTGACCAGGCGTACCGCAAATTTTACCGCCAAAGCCGACGGTCGCTCAAACTTGACGGTATATGATGGCTGGGGGTAGCTGTACCCGCTCGCATCCGTGACCGTCACGGACGTGTTCCCGTTGTAGTCACAGCCGACGTCTTTCTTGCCCCAAATGGCCGCCGCAACGTCCGCGTCAAGACCTCCAACGGCGGCCACATAGACAGAATGTGCGCCGACCGGGTAATCCGTCGCCCCCGTGTTTACCGTGCTGTTCGTCGGGTTGTCAATGACGTAGCAATCCAGCACGTCGTCCACATCGAACACGGCGGCATAAATTGCGTTCGGCGTGCTTCGCCCATTCAAGGCGACCGAATTCTTCCGGCGCAACTCGAAGTCGGTTCGGTTTTCTACGTCATGCCCCATCGTACCGTCGGCCGCGTTCGTGATGGTGTCCCATCCTGATATCGCTTGGTAGACCTGAATCAGCGTGCCCGCGGCGCACGGAATAGGGCCGGTCGCAACGTTCTGGAATTCCTGGTCGACCGTACCGCCCGCGCCGATGGCTGCTGCGCCCGTGCTGGCGTAGGTGTTGCCGCTGGTATCTTGGGCCAGGGTGCCGGCCGGAACAACCGTGCCCGGGGCGCCGCCAAGTGTGGCCGTGACCGACGTCGACGTGGCCGGCTTGCGGGTCAAAAAGTAAATGCGGCCGATGGCGTCTTGAAAGCGGCCGTCGGAATATTGCGGGTCGACCTGATTCACGATCAAGGCAACTTCGTTGTTTTTGTCCCCAATGACGGCGGTTTGACTGGAAGCCAATTGCCCTTGCGGCGTTTCAAGCGCCGGATTCAGGCCGCCGCCGAAGGCCGCGTCGATATCCGATTGAACGCCAGACAAAACGGCAATTTCCGTAGGCAAGACGACGCCGGCTGGGGTGAACTGAATCGTCGGAACGCTAGAACTGTACGGCATTGGCGGCCCCCGTTTCGTCAATAAATTGAATTTGTCCCGTAATCTCCCGGGAGTCAAACGCCCCAATTATACATTGCGCCGTAACGACGCCGGGAACTGTTAGTGCCGCTTTTTCGATGTAACCAATAAGTAACGTTAGCGGCGGAAGGTGCCCCAAAACGTCATCAAAGTAGGGTATTCCCTTTGGCGTGTTGTACCAAAGTTCGCCAAGGAACAGTCGGACAGCACTAGCGACGTCTTGCGCCAAGGCGTAGGGGGGCGCCGCGATGGCGATATTGCCGGCGCTGTCTATAATCAAATCCCATGCGGTTTGATCTAGCAAAAGAGTGTTGTATCGTGTCATTTATGGCGTCCCGTCAGGCGGGTTTATCGGATTGGAAATGTTCGTAACAAAGCCCCCTTGCTGCCAAGTCCTATGCTCCCACGTTACACCGCCGGTGTACTTCCATTGTTCGCCGAACCCCGCAACATCCCATGACCAAGCTGTCGTCGCATGAATCTGGAACTTGTCGGCAATTACAGTAACCAACGGGGCGTCGAGTTTTACAACATTCGGTGAACAAATTGTAATGCCGTCTTGGTTAAACTGCACATATTGGGTCGGCGTTCCATTAAGCATGCCGCCCAAGTAGAGCCCGTCGGCAAAGCTGTATTGTCGGAAGCTGCCGGGGTTCGCCTGCGCCTTCGTGGCCTTTACCTTCGTAATGTCCCTTGACGCGAACACGGCGACGCCAATGTCGCCCGGTTCCGGGTCAATGATAATTGCATTTTTCCCGCCTTGTAGCCTGAAATAAGGTACGTTAAAAATGGTAACGTGCGGGGTCGGGTTGCCGGCGGCGTCAAGCTGGTTCACCAGCGGCGTGACGTCAACAAAGCCCACGGGTCCAAGACCGCCGGAGTTAGTGCATTTCTCAATGCGGACCAGGGTCGCGGTTTGAAGTTTCCCTAGTGCCTGTTGCACCATGAAAGCAATATTGTTGAACTCGCCCCAAGTGCTTGAGGGCTTTTGCTGGCCGGTCGGAATCTCTTTATCAGAAGCCATTATTTCACCTTGTCACGGCCGAGCCGTTTGCGTTGCCGCGAATAGTTGAATACCAGGCGCCGCCCGGCTTTTCACTTTCCAAGCGATGCGCAACCGACGTGACAATCCATTCCCCCGCGGCCTGTTGCACGTCCGTTTCCAATTTGACGGAGCCGCCGAAGGTAACGCCCGGATTGAACAAGGCTTGAAAATTGACGCCCACACCATCGAAGGTCGGATAGCCGATAAGCCCGGACGACGGCGAAATAACCGGAATCATCGCCTTGCGGGGCACGTTCGGGGGCGTGATCGCCAAAACCTTGTCGTCAAGGTACAGGTCGCAACCGGCGGCCCGCGCCAGGTCTTTGGCTTGCTCCAAGCCGGTATTGGGCAAATATAGGTCGGTCAGTTGCGTGGTGACGCCGTTGTTTTCAAACGTGTAGCCCAGGTCGGCCGCAATTTGCGCCATGACGCTGGGGGTATCAATCGGCCCCTTAAAACTCCGCGGCGGGATGGCCTTCAAGGCGTTGAAAAATGCCGCTTGCGCTTGAATGTGAAGGAACACGTCAGGCATGCCCTGATAATCAGCCCAGGCGTTGACGATGTTGCCGGCGAAAATCAGCGTTTCGGCGGTCCCGTCAATGGCGAAAACTTCGACCGTGTTCGGTATCCAAGTTTGCGGCTTCCATTGCAGCGTCGTAATGCTGTTCATGTCCGCTTGCTTCACGCCGTAAATTTTGGCCTTTAGCGTGCCCATCATCATGCCGCCGGCCTTGTCAATCTCAGCGATTGCCCGGAAGCCTTGAAGCGTGACGCGATCGTTATTGCTGGAACCGAACTTGCCAGTTCCCAGCGTAATGACGAAGCGCAACGCCTTTTTATTACTGAATGAGGGCATATTCTTCCGCCGTCAGGTAGACCAAAGAGAACCGGGAGCCCAAGCCGTCATAGCCGGGGTCGCGGTTGCCCTGAGTGTCGATAAAAAGCAAGTTTCCGATGAAGCCGGTATAGCCGCGGGAAACAAGCGGCGCAATGTCCCGCGCAATCGTCCCGGTGATGATTTCCACGTCGTCCGCCGAAATATCCACGAAGATGCCTTGCGGCTTTTGGTAAATATTGATTTGGCAATTCTGGCCGCCCAAAACGACCTTGCTCACTTGGGACGGGACCGGCTGTAATGGGACGGTCAGCATCAGAAGACCCCTTGCAAATATGATTTTGCCTTATCGGCCAGGGCCGGCAATTTGTTGGCAATGGCCTTGAGCGTCGACGTGTCCGGGGTCTTCGCCTGCACTTTGCCGTTATCCGTGGTTGGCGTGGCGCCGGCATCCTTCGGGGCGTCAACCTGGCCCTTGTTGGATTGGGTATATTGCGACGATACCTGGCGGATTTCCTTCAAGGTTATTTCCACGATCAGCAGGGTCGCGCCTTTGGAACTCCGGCGGCTGTAGTTGTAACGCTCAATGCTGTAGTCGATATAGGTAACTTCCGGCGTTACCACGCAGTAAAGGTCCGTCGATTTGACCGCCTTGTCGATGGCTTCCAAGAAGGTGCGGCGGTTGTTTTCGCTGCCCGTCAGGCAAAGCGTGACGATAGGCGACGCCGGCTGTTCGACCTTGTTGTAGCTGGCAAAGCTGCCTTGCTCAATCGGGAAGTCGCTTACCTTCGTTTCCTTGGAGTAGTCGACGGAATTGGTGGAAAGCGTAGAGCCCAGGCC